TCGCCGCAATGCAACCCACTGCCGCTCCCGCTGCCGCCCCCGCCGCTGAACCCGCCGCAGCACCAGCCGGGATCACAGAGGAAGAACGAGTACAGTTCGGCCCTGACCTGATCGACGTGATTGAACGGGTAGCCGAGGCTAAACTTCAGCCGGGAACTACCGCAGCTCGTCTGGACGGTATAGATCAGCGCTTCCAACAGGTGGAACAAAACGCTTCCCATGTGCAACAGAGTGTGGCAAGATCAGATCGTGACAAAGTGCTTGACGCTCTCGAAGCTGCGGTCCCAGATTGGGAACAACAGAACGAGAACGAAGATTTCCTGCATTGGCTGAATGGAAAGGACGCTTACGCAGGGGTCGCGAGAGGGCAACTTCTCACAGAAGCATATCAATCGAATGACGCCGTAAGGCTGATTGCGATTTTTAAGGGCTTTCAGACAGAAAACGCTGTCGTAAACCCGAGCGAGCCTACTCCGGCAGCACCAGCGCCGGAACCACAGGCAAAACTCGACGATTACGTGGCCCCCGGAACGCCTAAAACCGGGACGACCAGCGCTCCTAACGAAAGCGGTAAGCGAGTATGGACTCGTGCAGACATTGCCCGATTTTACGCAAGTAAAAACGAGTTTGCGAAGAAACGAATACCAGTCCCAGACGAATATGTGAAACTCGAAAAGGACTTAATCGCAGCTCAGCGTGAAGGAAGGCTACGTTAACCGTTAAACGATTATTAGGAGTAGTCAAAAATGAGTTTTCCTCTAGGTACCCCCTTCGCTGGGTCAGACCCAGTAACACCGTATTCCGGAACCTTCATTCCGGAAGTTTGGAGCGGTAAGCTCGTAGAGAAATTCTACGAAGCCACCGTTCTTGGCGCGATTGCCAATACGGACTACGAAGGCGAAATCAAGAACCAAGGCGACTTGGTGAAGATTCGTTCTCGTCCGACAATCGTGATCACTGATTACGAAGCGAATATCGATCTGGACGTTCAGCGCCCATCCGAGCCGGTTCAAGATTTACTTATCGACCGTGGTAAGTACTTCAACCTCGCGCTTGATGACGTTATGGAAGTTCAGGCCGACATCGACCAGCTTTCTATCTGGGCAGAAGACGCCTCAGAGCAGATGAAGATTGCTGTCGATGGTCAGGTTCTTGACGACATCACCGATGTTGCTCTTGGCGGCGCAGATATTGCCGCTGAAAACCGTGGCCTGACTGCTGGAGTTATCTCCGGCGATCTGGACATTGGTGTGGCAGCAACACCGCAGTTCGTCTCTGGCTCCGGTGCAGGCGACCTTCAAGGTGCCGACGCCCCCAACGCCGAGAAGATCATCGACTTCATCATCAAGTGTGGTCAGGTCCTCGACGAGCAGAACATCCCCGAGTCTGGCCGATTCCTCGTGATCCCGGCATGGCTCGCAGCTCGCATCAAGCGATCTGAGCTGAAAGATGCATCTCTGTCCGGTGACGGAACGTCGATCCTGCGTAACGGTCGCCTCGGAATGATCGATAGGTTCACGCTCTACCTGTCGAACCTGATCCTTCCGGCTGGCGGAACCCCGACCGCATATCCGCTTCTGTTCGGCACAACTGCCGCGCTGACCTTCGCCGCACAGTTCACCAAGCTGGAAACGATCCGCTCCGAGCGTTCGTTCTCCAACCTCTTGCGTGGCTTGCAGGTTTATGGCTTCAAAGTCGTGAACGGCGTTGCACTCGGCTTGGCGCACGTATCGAAAGGTAACGAGTCCTAATAGTTACCAAGGCTACAGACCCCGGCTGTATCTTCGGGTGCAGCTGGGGTTTTCCTCAGGAGGCTATCGGTGGCTACGAAGACCTACGAAAATTTGGTTACAGAAGCACGAAAGATGCTTCAGGACACAGATACCAACCTCCAACGCTATACCGATGAGACCCTCATCGAGCTTCTTAATCGCGGACTACGAGACTTGGGCACGATGCGCCCTGACGTTTTCTACGGCTTGTTCGCTGCAAACTCTCTGAATGTTCCCGAGATAGTTGAGTCCGGCGCTGGCGTAGGCCAGATCGACTGGACCGATGTCTTCACTCTTGAGTTCCAATTCTATACGCCCTTGGTAGGATACCTCGTTGGCGTAGCCGAAATCTTCGACGACGAGTATACTACTGATGGAAGGGCGGCTCTGCTACTTGGGCAGTTCCGCAACCAAGTGATAGGACTCTAAAGTGGCTATCGAGTACACAGAAACTTTTGAGCAAATACTCAAGGATACGTCTCCGCAGACGCCGGGCATCATACGGGAGCTAGCACTACGCGAGCTTCGCCTCGCCTGCCGAGAGTTCTTTGAGCGGTCGTATGCTTGGATAGAAGAAGTTCCGGGTATCGATACACCCGCCGGTAACGTCCCCGTTCAGATCGTTGTCCCCGGTTCGGTCGATGCAAACGCCGATCCTGACTTCGGCGACGTAGTGCTTCTGCTGAGTCTGGATGGTGTGGATGGCGCTGTAGTTGCGGTCGATGACTCGCCGCTTAATAGCTCAGTAATATTTCAGGGAGCCGCAGCACTAACGACTTCGTTTAAGAAGTTCGGTACAGCTTCACTTGATGCGACTACCGGCGATCCATTGGACTATCTGGAAATCCCCCACAACGCTGCGTTCGTAACAGGCGATGGCGACTGGACGCTTGAGTTTTTTGTCAACGCACAGAATCAGGTCGGTGGGCATGACTACATCAATCATGGTGATGGAAGTAGCGGATTAGCTAATTGGCAAGTCCTGAATTCCAACGGAGTTTTACAGTTTGCTTACTCTGACAATGGCGGTGGCAGTTTCAATAACTTTCCGTTCTTTGGAGCGATGGCCGCGAACGGTGTCCAGTCACACGTCCAGATCACTCGGAGTGGCAATGACCTGTTTGCGCATATCGATGGTGTGAAGTCCGGTGCCACAGTTGATGTAACAGGTGTTACGATTGGTGGCTCTGGCGTCGTACCGATCAACATTGGTTCAAGAAATCAAAATCCGGGCGCAAATATCGCAGATGCAGATGCGTACATAGATGAAGTCCGCTTCACAGTCGGTACTGCTCGATATACAACTGCTGATTTCACACCTCCAACTGAAGCATTCTCCGATGCCAGTAACTCTGCTGACCCGAATACCGAGGTCATTGGGATACTGACCCTCACACTCAGGAACGTCAGGATACCGCCGATTGGTCAACGACCTCCGCTGGACGATCCTGACTTCACTTCAGATGCCCCCCGAGGCTGGTTCGTTACATCGAACCCGGATGAGTTCTTATATTTCCCTCGGCTGGAAACCTCTCTTGTAGGAGAGACCGATGCAGTGGTAGCAGTCATGCCTTCCTTCGACACTCTCCTCCTACCACGACAGGTCACATTGAAGTATTATGATGCAATCGTAGAAGGGTACCTGTCTCGGGTATACAACCACCCGAACAAGCCGTACTCTAGTCCTGCGGTAGCAGCACAACTTCGGCACAATTTTTTGCGCCGGATCGGTTACTACATGGCCCAGCGGAAGCAGGGCTTCAACAACTCTCAGCAGTGGACGTATCCACCGAGTTATAACGTGAGAAGGTTAGGCGGAAATGGCTGACATTGTATTTGTAAATAACGCGAGTTCATTGCTCGCCGCATCGATAAACAACTTGGACACTGTGATCCAAGTGGGTTCAGGTGACGGTACGCTATTCCCTGTTTTTACCGCTCCAGAGTTTTTTGTGGCTACGCTGGAAGACGACGCTGGTAACATCGAAGTCGTTCAATGCACGCAGCGCGTGGGCGATCTCCTGACAGTTGTTCGTGGGTTCGACAACTCTGTTGCACAGTCATTCGCGATGACTACGACACGTATTGAACTTCGCCTGACCGCTGTAGTTGTGGAGGAGTTCATCCAACGTAACGGCGACATCATGGAAGGCGACCTCGACATGGACGGTAATAGCCTTACCGATGCCGTCATCGATGGACCAAACACTCAGATGATTAACGGTGAGATCGTTGACGTTCCGCTACGCGGACTCGCTGGCGTCTCAACCAACGAAATCGCTGTACCGATAGACGGTACCAGCCGAGCCACCGCTGGAGGCGCGAACATCCGCGTTGAAGGTGATGACCTTACAGGTGATGTCGCCTCGGCCACCGAGACTTCGGAAGGTATTGCTGAGATCGCTGATCAGACGGAAATGGATGACGGAACGGATGACCTTCGCTTCGTTACCCCACTGAAGTTTCGCGATACCGCCGCAGCCCCGACACAACGGGGTACGCTCCGTACTGCAAATATTACGCAGACGGAAGCTGGTACTAGCGATGATCGCGCTGTAACTCCAGAGTCTTTTGCTGGTACCGCTGCAGCAGAAGGACAGATAGGTACTATCGCAATTGCCGAGCAAGCAACGGTGGACGCTGGCGTAGATGATACGCAGGCAGTTACACCCGCCAAGCTCTCTGCTTTCCCTAATCTAGCTGGGAATCGACGCGGCGCTCTGGCAACCCATAGTATTAACTTCCCCGCCCCAAATACAGGAGGCACGAATCCGTTCCCCCAAAGTCCTTCACCGCACCCATTTAATACGACGGTTTTCGACTCGGAAGGCGTCGATGAGATTCACAACGATAGCTCTAATAATACTCGGCTTACGGTACCCGTCGGTAGCGGCATCACCGCGATCCGGCTTACATTCGGTTGCGAGTGGGATACCGACCCCGGAGGACGCCGCCATATGCAGATCAGGAAAAATGGAGGTACAGGAGGCGTTGATCCCAGCATGGCTAATTTCAAACCTTTTAGTACATTTGAAGTAGCTGGTAATGGCGGACCAAAGGGCAGTCAAATAATTTCACCAATTATCTCCGTAGCGGAGGGTGATTACTTTGAGTGCTTTTTGGAGACTCAGGCGGCACAGACGGACCCGACCAATACAATCGCGAATCAGAGTTGGTTTGAAATGGAAGTCATAGCGTAAGGTGCTGCGATGGCTGGTTTCAAACTAGAGGGCTTCCAAGGTTTAGCGCCACGTTACTCCGAACGTCTCCTGCCGCCCATGATGGCGACGATAGCCCGGAATACAAAACTCCTCAACGGTGAGATACGCGGCTTCCGCCAGCTGTTCGCGCAGCAAGACCTGACTGGTCTCGCCTCTACGGTGCGCCGAGTACTCCGCGTGCCAGATACTCCCGATGACGCATTCATCGCTTTCGATTCACGAGATGTGAGCATCGTTAAGTCGCCGCTAATTAACGACGCCTTCGACCGCTACTTCTGGGCAGGTGATGGTCGCCCGAGAATGAACACCGGCCAAAATATAAGGGACGGACTCGTACTGGATGGGTACCTTTTAGGTGTACCCGGCGTAACTGTAGCGCCAACTGTTACACCTCCTGTTGGGTCCGACGAAACCCGAGCCTATGTATATACGTTCCAAAGCCCGTACGGAGAAGAAGGCCAACCGTCGCCGCCAACACTTGCTACAGGAGCCGAGAACGGAGATTGGGAACTGACTGGACTACAGACAGTTGTCCCCGATGCATCAGAACGCCCGACGCTTGTCTCTGAGGATGGTGGCTACGTCAAAAATATCTACCGCACTGTAGCGGGTAACGCTAGCACAAGTTTCTTTTTCGTTGCGCAGATTCCTTTGACAGACACCGCGTATTCTGATACGGAACTCCTCAACCCAAATGTGGAAGTTGCTTCCCGTAACCTTCTTGAGTCTACGGGTTTTGCTGAGCCACCCACCGACCTCGAAGGATTCGTCGTCATGCCTAACGGCTGGCTGATCGGATGGGTTGGTACCAGATTAGTTATGTGCGAGCCATATCGTCCTCATGCATGGCCCGTAGAGTACGAACTAGGAACCGAGTTCCCTATTGTGGCGATTGGTGTTTTTGGAGCCACTGCCGTGATCGGTACTGAGTCGCAACCTTACTATGGGCAAGGCGTCCACCCAGTTTCGTTCACCCACCAAAAGGTCGATGAAGTTATTCCTTGCCTGTCTCGGCGCGGCATGGTCTCTACACGTGCCGGTGTGTACTACCCATCAATAGATGGATTGGTCGCAGCAACAGGTAGTGGTCTCAGCGTCATTACGAGAGACATACTTACCAAAGAGGAGTGGGCAACATTCAGGCCAACCGATCTGTTTGCATCCAACCTCGGCCTGCAATATATCGCTTTTAGCGACAGCAATACCGGATTCATCTACGACCCACAAGAGCCGAGCGGCAAACTTGTCGAACTGGAAGGCATCACACAGGTCGAGGGGATTGAGACCGATCCGTATACAGGCAACGTGTACCTACTCAAAGATGATCGGTACACTGAATGGGACCCTGAGATTCTTCAACCGGGATTGTTCCCCGACCGTATACCGTGGCAGTGGAAGGGCAAGCTACTGCAAGCCCCCAGACCGCTAAACTTCGGAGCAGCCAGAATCCAGTTTGATGTCGGCAGTATGACTAACCCGTACTCGACCGTGGTGACGCTGATACCATACAACGAAGCCTTATTCGCAGCGGCACCTAGCCTTAATACGCTCAACGGCCACGCACTCGGCGGCACTCCTGCCCAAAGTCTCGGCCTTGTTACTGCACCCACCGCTGAAATCCGACAGCCGTTAGGTGGGAGCCTCCTATACAACATCAACCACCTACTCCAAGTACCATTTTCGGTACGGTTCATCGTATACATTCGGGACAAAGGCAGATTCAATAGGAAGATAGTGGATACCGTTGTTACGGAGGAGAAAATACTCCGCCTGCCGACTGGCTTTAAGGCCGACCTGTACCAGTTTGAGCTGTGTGGCAATACAACTGTATACTCGCTTCAGGTAGCGGAGACGCCGAAACAATTATCCGGAGTGTAAGATGCCCAGCTTAACTACAATAGGAAACAGGGCATACCCGAGCATACCCGAGATCACCAATGATTCGGCTACCCATACTATTGCTCTACAAACCATCAGAGAAGCGATAGCAACATATGAGCGTAGAGATCGTGATGTCTTAAATTCTTTCGTGCGGTTCGGGGAGCTGGTTGACCTCGGTATTATTAACGAGGAGGGCGATCTTATCCTAGAGGTCGGCGGCATCGGCAGTCTTACTGTAGAGGATGAGGGTACCCCTCTTGCTACCCTTGCCGATACCCTTAACTTTGTTGGGGCAGGTGTAACGGCAACTGGCGCTGGTGGCGTCAAGACCATAACTATTCCCGGCGGCGGTGGCGGCGGTGTCGATTCGTTTGAAGGCAGGGTGGGTGCGGTCACTGCAGTTGTCGGTGACTACGCAGGATTATATGTCGATTCATTCGTGGGTAGAGTTGGCGCGGTCGTTGCAGTGGACGCTGACTATGCTTCGTTTTATCTACAGAAAGCTCTGGTCGCTGCTCAGACTGTCCTCGGCGATGTGACATTCACTAACAAGATTACGTTTACGGACGTTACTGGTGTTCAGTTTGATCCGAGTGTCGAGCTTGATTTACGCAACCCGTCGGACGACACGACATGGTTTTTACAGTACACCGCCCAAGGCCCCAATATGGGGCTGGCCGGGAGCGACTTCAACAGTGTGTTTATGGACTTCGGTTCCAGCTTTACACACTTCCGAATGGGCGATCCGCTCCTTATGACCGAAAGGGCAGCAGCAGTGAGCAGCGTTACTGCTCGTGGTCAGATATGGGTACGCGATGACGCGCCTAACATCCTGATGTTCACCGACGATACTGGCACCGACTGGATCGTGGACCTTACACTGGCATAAGAGCTTGCACTTCCCTACCGATTAGTGTCTAATTAAGGCCCACTAATTGGAGACCCCAATGGCAAACTACACCAAAGAACAAGTGCAGGCAGCTGTAGGAGCTGGCCTCGCCATGACCGACCCCAAATCCCAAGCACCAGTGCCGATGTGTTTCGCCGCAGGCGCTCTGATCCTGCACCAACTTTTGCTTGAGGTCGGCAATGGTAGTCTTGCCCTCGTCGGCACCGCTCCTCCTAAAGACCCCAAGAAACCGAACCCTCCGGCTAAGCCGCCCGGCACGCCGAACTCGAAAAAGAAAAAGGTCAAGTCCAAACGCCTACGGGCCATTAAGAAAAAATGATCGACGAGATCATAACCGATGTCCTCAAGGCAGAGGGCTGGGATAAGTACACCAACGATCCCGCCGACCGGGGTGGCCCCACCAAGTGGGGCATTACCCTGAAGGCGTGGGGTGAGTACCGTGGCCGTGATGTCTCTGAACAGGATGTACAAGCTATCACCGAGGCACAGGCTCGTGACTTCTATGAGAAGCTGTACGTCATCGGCCCGAAGTTTCACCAACTGCCTCCCATGTTGGTTCCACTCGTCGTCGATTGCGGTGTGAACCACGGCGTCCGCGCTGCCTCGAAGTGGGTACAGCGGGCCATTGGAGCCAAGCAAGATGGCTGGATTGGACCGAATACACTCACCCAAGTGGCCGGTACCAACACTATAGCCGTGTATTTACAGGTCTGCGCCTACCGCCTTCGCCTGTATGGCCGTCTCGTCTCATCTGACAAGGAGCTGAAAGTCGCACAGGGACTCGGCCTCAACCTTCAAGCCAAGTTCGCGGCAGGCTGGAACAACCGGGGCACGAAATTCCTGATGGGGCTTGCCGACACCCTCAAATAGCAGGTAGAATGGCCCTATTAACGTAGGAGCCATGTGTGCTAAAGGGTATCTTAAAATTCTTGGCTGGCGGAGCTGCCGAGCAGATCGGCGAGTACTTCGATAATCGGCAGAAGCTCAAGCAAGAACTCACCCTTACCAAGTTGGAAGGTAAGATAGAGGTTGCGAAGGCTACAGCGCTAGCCAAGGTACAACAGCAACAGAACGTCCATACTTGGGAGATGGCTCAGATAGCCAACTCCGGCTACAAGGATGAGGTCGTCCTCGGCGTCATACTATACCCATACATCGGGTCGTTCATTCCGGGTATACAGGACTCTGTTTTGGTCGGCTTCCAGTATCTTGCACAGATGCCGTATTGGGCGGTCGGACTGACCGTTACAATCTTCCTCGCGATCTATGGTATACGCCACAAGAACGCATCGAAACTAAACGCACCCGGCCTGAGAGATTCAGACGTGGAGTCGAAGTGAGAGCGATACTAACCAGCGCTTTACTTTTACTCTGCACCTCCGCATATGCGGACTCTTGCTGGAGCAGCAACACACGCCTAGACTATTGGTGTGCGGCTGAAGCGTACGATGCCAAGGGCTTATACCAACTGGCAGGTACTATGCGCTGCGGAATCTTGGAGGTTAGAAAGCATTTCGTTACACGTGAGGAATGCGTAGCAGCTAACATGAGGCCACCGCCACCGCCACCGCCTATACTGGTATGCGAAAAAGAGGAACACGAAGAAGTAGAAGTAGAAGTACATAACAATCTAGTCGAAAAACTTGAAACAGTTGCTCGTAAGCAGCAAGAGGACGAGCAGAACCGAAAGATGTATGCCCAACAGACTTTGACAGAGCTAATGGAAATGGAACAATGATCCCCGTCGCCGTTAAAGTTGCAGCTGTTAAGGTCGCAGAGTACGTCACATTTCTTGCTGTGTTCGGTACAGTCGGTACCTACTGGATCAATACTGAGGTAGAGCGCCGAATGGGAGAGCTGGCCCAAGACCCTTCCAAGCATCCTGCTGTAGTGACACTTCAGACCGAAGTTAGAGTCATGAAGGAAAGCCAAGTTCGAGTTGAGCGAAAGGTCGATGCCTTCTCTACCAAGTTCCTCGAATACCTAGAGAGGCAGTCGCAGTAATGCCCCAAACTAACAAGTACTATGCGTTCCAACCCGCCACGTCGGGGGATGCCATCTTTGGTATCGAGCGTCTTGCGGATATTGAAGATGAGCTTCGAGTACTACATGAGGCGCATTACAACGAGACCGAGACTCTCTACCTCGACACTCCTTTCGATGCTTCGTATGACCGCTACCGAGCGTCCGAGGCAGCAGGGCAATTCATACTGTTTACAGTCCGTCTAGGCTCGACACTGGTAGGCTACCTGCAGTACTATGTATTCAACGACATGCACACCCAGATGAAGCAGGCACGGGAGGATGCATTTTTTGTCGTCGCGGAGCATCGAGGGCAGAAGCTAGCCCCGGCAATGCTCTCTTATGCCGAAGACGCACTCAGGCAGCTCGGCTGCACTATGATTGGTATGTCCAGTAAGGCACCCGTTGGTGGGCCTGATCTGGGACCGTTTCTGGAGAAGCGCGGGTACAAGCCCGTCGCTATCTTCTACACGAAAAAGTTAGAGGGTTGAGACATGTGTTGCAGTGATCCACCTCCCGCACCCGATCTTGGGCCAGCTGCCGAAGCGAGCATGGAAGTAGCTCGTATCAATCAGGAGACGGCTAGAGAGCAGTTGGATTGGGCGAAGGAGCAAGATACAAGGAACCAAGCGCTTCTCCAAGAAGTTCTGGATATTCAGCTTCCTGCTATGCGGGAGCAGTTTGAGCAGGCGAGTTCTGATCGTGAGCGATACAATACTCTGTTCAAGCCAATGGAAGACGCCTTCGTTAAAGAGGCGCAGGAATATGATACACCTCAGAGACGTGCTGAAGCACAAGCACGAGCGATCTCTGATGTCAGCAGCCAGTTTGACGCTCAGCGTACGAACGCTCTCCAACGCCTTGAGAGATACGGTGTTGATCCATCCCAAACTCGCAACGCCGCGCTTGACGTTGGTGTGCGAACAGCGCAAGCCGCTGCCTCCGCCGGTGCAGCCGGTGCAGCCAGACAGCAAGTAGAGGGAACAGGACGGCAACTTCGTAGTGACGCGATCAACCTTGGCCGTGGTGTGTTGACTGGTGCCGGTCAGTGGTATGGCGGGGCTGGAGCAGCCGGTGGGCAAGCTCAACAGGGCGCATTAGCCACCACTCAGTCGGGCATTGCAGGACGTACGAGCAACCAAGGGTTCAGCAATCTAGCCTTGTCGGGTTACGGCCAAGGCGCGAACATCATGACTCAGGGCTTTGGAAACGAGATGCAGAGCTATAACGCAGGTGTTCAACAAACTGCTGGGATGCTTCAAGGCATTGGCAGTATTGCTGGCGCAGCTATGGCTATTAACGACGGCGGCTACATCGAAGGCGAGTACGAAGTCATCGATCCGGAAGGCGATGTCGCTGGTCCGGGCGATGGTTCCGGTATCGATGACCAGATTCCGGCATACCTGTCAGACGGTGAGTATGTGATCCCCGCTGACGTTGTACAAGCGAAGGGCGAGGAGTTCTTCGATAAGCTACTTGAGAAATTCCACACGCCCGCAGAACAACAGAGAGCGATAGGCTAATGGCCCAAGGACTTGCTGCATTCACTGAAGGCTTCGGTGCTGGTTACACAGGTGTTCAGAAGTCTCGCCAACGTAGGCGCATCAATAAAGCGCTTGACTTGGAGATTGCTGAAGGCACTCTGAAGCGACAGGGCAAACTGTCACGAGCTAATGAGTTCCGAAGAAGGGCAGAGCAGGAAGAATTCGAGGACTACGGCGGCGACCTGAAACCAACATGGGGCGAGAAGCTCGGTGGTTGGGCCAAGCAACAGGCCGGTAAGATCGGCGGTGCTATCGGTGGTGCTATAGGTTTTGGTGGCGGTGAGCAGACTCAACCCGGCACCCCACCCACTGCCGCTGCACCTGTGATCCAGCCTATCGCGCAACAGCCACAACCAACGGGTCGGTTTGGACCAGACTTCCGTCAGCAGCCAGAGCCACAGGCTTATAAACATGGCGGTGCCGTACGCCACATGGTCAAGGCGTATTACGGTGGTGGGAGCGTGAATAGGTCGATGCAGCCAACACCACTGGCTAATGGCGGACGCGGCATACCTGCCAACCGATCAACACCGGGAAGGACTACTGGTCAGATACCGGGAGGCGGCGTAATGTTCGCTGACGGCGGTAACTATTCATCTGCTCTCCATCGCGTTCCACAGACGCTAGCAAATGGTGGCCGCTCAACGCCCCCGATAAATGTCCGCAGCACCGCCAGCACTGCACTGCCACTGCAAGATGGCGGTCCTTTAACAGAAGACGAGAAAGCACTCAAACGTGCCAAGCAGCTTCGAGAGCAGAGAGCGAGAGCAGGCGCAAGAGCGGAAGCACCTGCCGCACCGAAAGCCCCAATGGAAGATGTAGCACGTGATCAGGCTAAGCGCCAGCCAGCCAAGCCCGCCGCCGAGACCGCTGCAAAGACACGTACAAGCGCTATCTCTGGTCGAGAGGTAGCGGTAAAAGCCAAAAAGCCACCGACATTATCTAGGATCGCCGCCGCTACCAAAGCCGGTGGAGCTAAAGGTATCGTTGCATCCGGAGGTGTAGGAGCTTTAGCCTTACCTGCAGCCATGAAGGGTGCGGAGTATCTTGGTAAGACAGCCGGTGCTTTAGCGACTGGACAGGACATAACTGATCCAGAGATTGGATTGACCGAAACCGAAACCTACAGAAAGCTGTTGGGTATGGACCCGATTGGAGACGAGAACGAGTTGGTACGCCTCGGTGGCGATGTTCTTGCACGGGGTCTTGGGACACTACAAGAGATCGGCGATGCAATTACGATGGGCTACGCAGATGACATATCAAATTGGGTTGTCAACAAACTTTCAGGGATAGATGAGACAGCAGCCCAACCTGCACCTACCGCACCTTCACCTGACCAACCTGCACCTGATCAACCCGCAGGCGGTTCTCCAGATGGTCCACCCAACCAAGCTATCACAGCTCCCGCACAGGATGATCCCGAGATAGATATGGCGGGTCCAGAGATGCAGGGCGTCATGCCTGAGGATATGCCGTCACATAGTGTTGAGGATTGGGAGAAAGAGCGGTACTCCGCCGCTGCTTATGCTATTACTCAGGGACAAGACCCCAACGCTGCCATGCTGGCGATTGACCAACAGCAACAGCGTGGGTTCCTTCGGTACCTGAACCAAGCACAGAGACTTCTCGTAGCCGGTGACGGACAAAGCGCTGCACGATCAATGTACGCCGCATACTCGTACTTCCCCAACGGTACAGATGTACGGTTCGGCATAACTAAAGGCGAGAGCGGCCAGCCCATATTGATGGGCATGGGTAAGGATGAAAAAACTGGTGAGCCGATCAACGATGGTAAGACTATGGCTATCACACCTGAGACCCTAGCTGTGATGGCAGAGAACGCGACCAACCCTTCCGCGTGGCGTACATGGACAAAAGATTGGCGAGAGATGGAGCAGCAGATTCGTGAGTACGAAGAAACTGGCAAGATGACAGCACAGAGCGAAGCTGACTACCGAGCTGACCTTGGTGCAGCTGCAAAGGGTCGTGCCCGCGCTGCAGAAGCAACAGCAGCAGGCGGCACTCCCTTGAGAGAGTCTGACTATCGCGGTACAGCAGATCAGCTTAACGAGATCATCTACAACGATCCCGACGTAGACCCAGACGATTTTAATTCTCTCTCTGCTGTAGGTGCGCGTGCCAAGCGAATGTACCCGAGCCTCGATAATATGGAGATCGGCGAGTTCATCGTGAAAGCATACAAGGACGGCCTTGGTCCAGATGACATTCTCGACGAACTGGATCGACTCCTATCGCGCCGATAAGTTATGGCATCGTTCAGAAAAAGGTACGAAGAACTTTTTGGCCCTGTCCCCGACTATGATCCAATAGAGTTAGAGGACAGGACCCAACAGCGTGCGCTCGATATACAGGAGAGCGCTCCAAGTGCATCCCCGGCCCCGGCCCCGGCCCCAAGACGAAGTGCTTTACCAATAGGTGATTTTGGGGGTGGCCCTGAGGAACAAGGTGTCCTCGGTAATCTGGCCGACCTCACAAAGACTGGTACTGCGATGGGTGCTGAAGCACTCGTCGGTGGTGTCGAGTACGCTGCACGGCAGCTTGCTCCTGAGGAACCCGGTGCTGGTCAAGAGTTTCTGGGGGATGTAGCCTCTAGGCTACAGGGTACACGTGGTGAGCTGAGAGCGTACCGAGAGAACATCTACGATATGATGCCTCCCGACGCGATTGAGAAGAAAGGCGCAGAATTTCTTACGCTCGATCCCGACAAAACAATCTGGAAGGGTGGCCCACTTGATGTAGGTGAAGCTGTCCTCTATAAGTTCTGGGAATCACTGCCGATGATGGTCGGCACTATTATCCCCGGCGCTGTCATGATGCGCCTCAAAATCCCCGGCGCTATTACCTACCTCGGTGCATCCGAAGGTGGACTATCTGTCGGCTTTATCGCTAACGATATTACCGACGGTATAATGGAGATGCCTGAGGACCAACTCATCGCGGAGTCACCGAGATATGCAGAACTACTCCAAGAAATGGATTCACCGGAAGCCGCGAGGGATCAACTCGTCCGCGAAGCCCAAGGGCTTGCCCCTCTCATTGGTGGTGTTGCGGTCGGGGCAATATCGGCGGCGGCTGGTCGATACCTCCAACCAGTCATCACAGGTAAAGCAGGGTTAGGTAGAACTCAACGCGCTGTTCGTGGCGCAGCATCAGAAGGACTTGCGCAGGAAGGACCTCAGGAATCTGTGGAACAGCTGGCTGGTAACATAGCCGCCGCTGTGTACGACGGCGACCGAGCTGTGCTGGAGGGTCTGGCTGAATCATACGTGCAAGGCGCAGCCATTGGCGCACCGGGTGGTGCAGGTGTTGCAGTCCTTGCGGGTACCGCCGCTGAAGCTCCCGTGCCGGGAGAACCTGACCTTACCCCGGAGGAACGTGATCGTCCCGGCGGTCCTTCCAGCTTCAGAGATGTGTTTGGGCAACAGGTACCACCACCGGGTGGATACACTGGTGCGCCCGGCGATATGTTTGGTGTAGATGAAGGAGACGGTGTTGACCCCGCCGCCGCCGCTGCCATCTCTGCTAATATTCGCGAAGACGATGTTATGGAGGACATGATTGAAAATATTGAGGCAGCTACTCCAGAGGCCCGCCAGCAGCAGCAGCTCCCGCTCGGCACTCCACCTCCCGCACCGGGCCAAGAAGTTGCAACCGTTCCGGGTCCACCCGGACAGCAGCAGCTCCCCTTACAGCAACGACAGCCCGGAGTAGGGCGTCAGGATATTCGATTACCGGAAGAACAGGCAGTACAACCGGAAATTCCGGCAGCTCCTCCCGCCCCCGGCACAGTACCTACTGAGCAACAGACGGACCTGTTCGATGAGGTACCACTTGGACAGCCACCGCAGGATGTTGGGGTAGTTGGTCCGACTGCAGGTGAGTTCCCCGCTGCCGAGACTGATGGGTTCGTAGTGACTATGACTGATGATGCTGGTAACGTCATCGAGGAAGACATCTTTGAAACTGCGGAGGAAGCAAGCGCGGTAGCCGATGAACTTGCAGACGGCTTCCCCGATGCAAACATAAATGTCACGAGGACCAGAGCGCCACGGCAAGTACCGGCAGCGACACCAGTTGCAGCAGACCGCCCGTCAGCAGAACCGCTGGCTGACATACAAGCGCAGCTTCAGGATTTGGCGGACCCCACGAGTGGTCGCGAGGGAGTGTTCCTCTCAGCAGACAACGTAGCTCGGCTGCAGGCTGATCAACTACGAGACCTGATCGGCGAAGAAGGTGTACACCTACCGAACTTCGATGGTGAAGGTGGCTTGCTCGTAGCGAAGAACGATGATGTAGCACAGGGTGCTATAGAACTTCGTGACGAAGGCTTTCCGATGCAGTACATACTCGGGACGTTAACACAATCCGGCACTGAAAAGCCCATCGATGGTCAAGCCGTCGTGCAGTTGCGCAACGAGGCGGACAACGTAATACGCGAGACGGTCACGGCGACAGAAGATGAAGCCTACGATCTTGCTGACCAGTGGGATTACGAGCATAAGCGGTCTGGCTACACCACTGCTGTAATGACACCCGCCGCAAGTTTAGCCCGCCGCCAACGTCTTATTGCCACCGAGCGCGAACAGCTTAGAGTAGAGCGTGATGAGCAGGAAGCAGCTCGCCGGTCGAGACGCGCCATCGAAGAACTTCCAGCGGAGGAACAACTTGAAGCGGAGCAGGCTGTGGTCGGTGCCAAGAAGCCGAGCCGCGCCGCTGCTCGCCTCGTGGGGCTGGCGGTCAAGAAAGGAGCGGTGGAGGAGCAGCAGAGAATAGGTGGGTTCTTCGCGCCCGGCGCACTGGAGTTCGCTAACGATGTCTTGGAACAGCGTTACAGAGGTGTGTGGGAGGAGCTTGTTGAGAACCAGCTGAAGCTGGAGGAGATTGCCGTCGGTGCCGCTACTCGTACGTCTATAAAACGTCGAGCGGAGCTGGCGAAAAAGGAGACAGAATTATTTGAGCGATTGGGCAAGATACGCCAGCTCGCCAAGCCGAAGCGTAAGACTACACGTGTTGTGAAAGCAGCGAAGAAGGTCGATGTGTCTACCGTATCAGCGCTTGCGCCGGAAGTGTCGAAAAAAGCCAAAAGAATCGACACAAGACCCAAAGAGGATAAGGGACCTAAAGGCCCCCGAAAACCTACTCCAGAGGAGATGGCCGAGGCTGCAGCTGTAGAACACGTAGGGCGTACGGACTACCTGAAGGGGGAGTTCGCACCGCTGGACAGGGACGAGATAGACGCCCTCGAAGGTGAGGAGCTGACAGATGCATTCGCCAACGCATCCTACTGGCTGTCAGGGCTGTGGCGTGACCTGAAGCTGTCCCCCGAATGGCGCGCAGACCACCCCAATGCCACTGATAGGGAGATCGCCGCCGAACTCCATAAGGG